AATTTTGCTCCGGTTGACACCCCGTTAGGTTGTCATTTTATATTAATGTTTTGTTTATATACATCACCATTATATAATCTATTTAACACCTGTGCTGACGCCATCAGTACAGCTGTTACCCCCGCGCTTTCTTTAATAACACAAGTTACCATAGATGCTGCTCCCTATGTTGCCCCACTTGTTGTCCAGACTGCTGTTTCAATTATCGCTCCAGAGTACACTAGATGTAGAGCCGCCCTCGCATGCGCTACAGTTGCTGGCATCGCATATGCCAAGTATACTGATATTTGTGAGTACCGCGACGAACTTAAATCTAGAGGTCCAGGCATACCGCTGTATGTTTGTCAAATTGCCACGATTAGTACTTGGTTCTACGCACAACTTTGGATTCTATCCCCCAACTTTGTACCAGTTTCCAGATTTTTGAAATATCAGCTCATTTCTTCTATGATTACGACTTTTATAGCTTTCCAAGAATTCGATCCCGATGTTCTCTGGTCTTGGCTCATAGAGATAAATTCTACCCGCTACGCTAGATCCGAAATAAGATCCGATTTCACTTCCCGCTTGATTGAACAACCTCGTATCAACCCAGAAAACCCCCATAAATTCCAAGCCGCTAGTCGATCTAGGGCTGACAACTTTATCAATGAATTTATTCGGGCTAATGGATTCAACGTTTGGTCTCTTTCAATGTCTCCTAAAGATCAATGGAATGGAATCCCTGGTAGTAGAATTTTCTATTTTGAGAAAGATCTCCGAATGCAATTTCGTAATGACCCGCTCCCCGATAATTGTATAGTAAAGATTATTGATGTTGACTACTATTTAGATCCAAAAGTGTTTATGTCCCTAGTCACTAAAGCTCGTGCCATTGTTATGTACACTATTTTACCCGATGTGTTAGCAGAATGTACCCAAGAGTCCACCATCACCACAAGTTCAGATGGAGTTTGGACCGAATCACATTCTGGTAGCACTCCCTATTCACATAACCTCTGGAACTGGCGAACTGACTACGTGACAATTAGCACCCCAAATATGTCAATGGTCCACTGTATGATTGAAACTAGAAGAATTGCTCCCAATCGATATGTAGTATTACTGCTCCCAATCTTCAAAGGAAACCCCCTTGCTTACATGATTTGGACTTTAACACGCGACTCTCGACCCGTGATGCGTTGGCGACCCCAACACGTCAATGGCGTCAATATATTGGTTGGTTCCGACAACATGACACTTGCTACTGCTAATAGTTTCACCCAATTTACATTGTCTCATCAACAATATAAAGAGGCTCTGAACCTGCCCAAAGTATCAAGTGCTTCTTTACAACGTATCACGGGATCTACTGAGACCCAATACGAGCTCTGCAACATCATATTGGCATTACAAGGTAAGCCAATAAATTACGTCGTTTCTAGATATGAGTCTACTGC